CGAGTTCGACTACTATGTGGACTTCAATGTACACAATGAGTACGTTCGTGACCAGAACAAGAAGGACTACCGTAAGCGGGTTATCGTGGCAACTGACGGTGAGCGGTATATCACTGGTTCCGAGACGCTCATGTCCAGTATGGACGATATTCTGGATGAGTTGAAGGGTGAAGAAGGATATGTTCCCACGTTCAAGTTCTACCGCAAGCCCAGCAAGAACTATGCTGGCAAAGACTTCTTGTCCTGTACGTTGGTATAATGACAGCGTAGTGTAGGACGCACATCACCGACAGAGGACAGGGAAGACCTACACATCCCTGTCCTCTTACTATATGAAGGGAGCAGCGTATGCCAAGAAAGAAGATACCGTATTCTAAGGAAATCACAGCACAGCTATCACGAATAAAGAAGATGCTTAAATCAATGCGCTCAAGGGGTTATGAGTTTTCCGATAGCGCATTTGACTTGAACAGAAGAAACACAAAAGAATATCTTGACTACCTTAAAACCTTGAACCGTAAAGCGGTGTATGCTCAAGCGTATCACATTGACTATGATACTGGTGAATACTTCACTGGTGAAGAATACTTCTCCGAGGAGCGAAGGGTTGCATACAGACGGGGTGTTGCAGCTAAGCAACTTAGGGAACGAATGAAAGCTGCTGGGTATCTTAGAATATTAGATGAACACAGGCAATTCCTTTATTCCATTCCTCAAGACCTTACAATATGGGAACGAGCCGGCCGGGGTTCCAAGCGAAAAGCCATGTTGCCTTTTGGTTCTGTTCTTGTTGACGCTTTTGAACGTGCTATAGATACCTATGGAGAAGAATCAGTAGCAATGACGATAGAAGCAAATGCAGAGAAAATACAAGACCTTGCTTCAAGGCTCCAACAGGAAAGTGACGGCCCGACAATCGTTGCGGGTTTGAGAGAGATAGTGGTCATATACAATACGCATTTTGGCCCTCTATCTGCGGACGAAATGTCAAATATAGAAACTGCTGCCGATATGCTCCAAGGGTTCAGTGACGAACCTTCGGACATGATACCTGAGCAATGGCGTTAAGATGCCAGCAAGGCAAGAGAGAATCTTTGTCGGAGACTTTGAGACAACAGTATTCTCAGGCCAAGAGATAACAGAAGTATGGGCAGCAGCTTGTGTAGAACTGGGCACTGAGGATGTAAGTATATTCCACTCAATAGGAGAACTATATGAATACTTTCAATCTCTTAAATGCAATATTGTTTGCTACTTCCATAACCTCAAATTCGATGGGGCATTCTGGTTGTCCTATCTGTTCAATGACCTCAAATACGAACAGGCCGTTACAGGCGATTGGGAACACCCAGAAGAATTGCGATTTAATCAATCTTCTAAAATGCCAAACCATTCCTTTAGCTATAGCATTTCTGACATGGGCCAATGGTACAGAATAACTATCAAGACTGGGAAGAAAACAATTGAACTAAGAGACAGTTTGAAGCTACTCCCATTCTCAGTCAAGAAGATAGGCCAGAGTTTCGGAACGAAACACAAGAAGCTGGACATGGAATACCGTGGAATACGGTATGCGGGATGTGAAATTACAGACGATGAAAAGAAGTACATAGCTAATGATGTCTTAGTTGTAAAAGAAGCGTTGGAGATAATGTTCAACGATGGGCACAACAAACTTACAATAGGCTCTTGTTGTCTGGAGGAGTTCAAACGCAGCTTGCATGACCATATGTTGGTAGATAAGTCACAGTATGACAAACTATTCCCAGACCTATACAAAGAACATCTACCAAGTAAGTACGGTGCTGACACGATTGGTGACTATATCCATAAGGCATACAGAGGTGGTTGGTGCTATTTAGTAAAGGGAAAAGCTCAGAAGTTATTTACAAACGGCACAACCGCAGATGTGAATAGCCTGTACCCGTCCATGATGCACAGCGACAGCGGAAATAGATATCCAGTAGGTATGCCTGTGTTCTGGTCTGGTGACTACATTCCAGATGAAGCAAGAGAACAGCATCACTTTTACTTTGTGAGACTTAGAACACGATTTTATCTCAAGCCAAACAAGCTACCGTTCATACAGATAAAACACACCTACCTATATAAGGGCACTGAATCGTTAGAAACGAGCGATGTAAAAGACAAAGACGGTAACTATTACGCATACTATACAGACTTCTCAGGTAACACTAAGCCCGCTATAGTAGAAATGACCATGACTAAAATTGACTACATACTATTCAAAGAACACTATGACTTAGTGGACACACAGATACTCGATGGGTGTTACTTCTATGCAGTCCCAGCAGCAGACCTGTTTGACCCGTACATAAACAAGTACAGAGAGATAAAGATGAACAGCAAAGGAGCACAAAGAGAGGAAGCAAAACTATTCCTTAATAATCTGTATGGCAAGATGGCTGCTTCAACTCGGTCAAGTTTCAAAATAGCGTATACAAAAGAGGACGGTACTCTTGCATTCAAAACAATCGAAGCGTATGACAAGAAACCGGGCTACATACCTATTGGAGCAGCAATAACATCTTACGCAAGAAATTTTACAATCCGTGCAGCGCAGTCAAACTATTACGGCCCAGACAAACCGGGGTTTATATATGCAGATACAGACAGCATACATTGTGACCTACCGCCCGAACAGATTAAGGGTATCACGGTAGACCCCCGTAGGTTCTGCTGCTGGAAGTTAGAAAGTTGCTGGGATAAGGGATGGTTTGTGAGACAGAAAACCTATGCAGAACACGTTACCCACGAAGATTGTGAACCAATCGAGAAGCCCTATTGGAATCTAAAGTGTGCAGGAATGGCAGAGCGATGCAAGAAGCTGTTCCTTGCGTCCATGAAGGAAGAAGTTGACCTTGGCGAAACAAAAGATTATGAACAGGAGTTTATAAATAAGGAGAGAACCATAGAGGACTTTACCATTGGACTTGCTGTTCCCGGGAAGCTGATGCCTAAGAGAATCCCCGGCGGTATAGTGTTGGTAGATTCAATATATGAAATGAGGTAAAGAAAATGGAATATAGGATTAAACTGTGTGCTCAGGTTGATGCAGTAACCTATGACATGGAAGGGCAGCATAGAGACACTATCCACAACAATATTGATGTGGCCTATGTAACCAACACAGGTGAGGTACTGAAAACTATACTACCCGTGATTGAAGGGCTATATGATGCAATCTCCACACATCAAGAAAACATATCACTATCAGCAATGCTAAAAAACAAATAAATAAATACCCCTCTTTTGGAGGGGTATTTTTGTATCTGAATCTCTTGAACCACTAAAGCGGTGAGCTAATCCCGACAATAACTACACAGCAGTTTATTCCACCTGTGCTCCCTGTGCGTTCCAGTAGCAGAAACAAGAGAGGATACCCTTAGTAGGATAATGCTTTAAGTAATGCTTCCTTACACTTCAAGTCCTTAAATCTGAAACATCCCTTCTCAAAGAAGTATCTCATATTCTCTAAGAACATATCATTTTGTCTTAGCATAACATAGTTAATCTGATGATCGTCCGTGGTAACAGCAATCTTGTACCTGTACGTTTGGTCTGGCTTATTATCACAGTATATAATACCTTCAGCAGGATAAGACCGTAAAGCATACTCCGAGCCTTGGTACTTTAGGGTAGCAAGATATTTGTTAGGGCCTGTAGGACATTCAACGAAAGCAGAATTGTCATTAAGATAAACGCTTTCAGAGGAATAAGCTACATATGCGTTTGAAGCAAACGCCTGATTGAAACCGCCTTCCTTCTGTGCTTCACTGGCAGTAGCCACAAAGCCCTGTTCAAGTACGAAGCCATTTCCCTTCAAGAACTTTGTGCTATCCTGCAACCGCTCAGCAATTCCAAGTTCAATGTAATAGGGGTTCAAAATAGAAACAGGATTCCCACACATGATAACTGGGACATTCCTATATTGTTCTCCCTGTCCTCTTGCAATACTGGTGTGTACAGAAATAAACTTCTTTACTTCGTTTGAACAGTAGTGGTCTGTCTCACTCTGGAACTCATCGAAGAATATTCTCTGCACATCACTAAAGAGATGGCTATACTTCTTCAACTGGTCAGCAGAGTTGAGTGACAGTGCATACCCACACGGCTTATCATTAAGAAACAATTCGTGATATATACCCTGTGCCCTTGTCTTGCTTGTCATTTCATACTCATTGAAGAACAAGCTATGAATGTCCTTAAAGAACTTATCAGCACAATCGTCTAATTCATATTTGAACCTGTACAGAAGGGCGAACTTCTCACCGTTCTTGATAAACTTACGGACTAACAGGCGTGAGAAATAGGTAGTCTTACCGCCTGTTCGGTTCGTAGTACATATATAAATTTCTGGCTGCTTACCATTTAAATCTTTCATAGATAGCAGCTTTGTTCCATCGTAATATTTTGCCATACCGATATCCTCCCATACAATTATATCAAAGACTTGACATTATGTCAATACTATGGTATAATCTCCCCGAAGGGAGGTGATACAAGACCATGGACATGGCGTCGGTTTCTCAGCTTATTAGCACCATTGGTTTCCCTATTGCTGTGTGCCTTATCTGCTTTTGGTACATCAACAAAATGCAGGAACAGCACTCGACTGAAATTGGCGAATTAACTAAAGCACTGAATAACAACACTTTGGTTATGAGACACCTTGCAGACATTCTCGGTGTGGACGCAGACACCGGTACGGAGGTATAGCAATGCCTTGTTACTCATCAGACATTATCAAGCTGGCACAAGAAGAAGTCGGTTACAAAGAGAAACAAAGCAATGACCAGTTATATGATAAGGAAGCAAATGCTGGAAACAAAAACTGGAACAAATACGCAGACTGGATAACTAAGAACTACCCCAATTTCTACAATGGCAAGAAGGGTGGTTCTCCATGGTGTGATATCTTTGTGGACTATCTGTTCCTTAAATGCTTTGGTTACAAGGACGCTTTAAGGCTTTTGTGCCAGCCAGAAAAATCACTCGGTGCTGCTTGCAGATACTCGTTGAAGTATTACAAAAGGCAGGGGCGGTTTGATAAGGAGCCTAAGATTGGTAGCCAGATATTTTTCAATGATGCTGCTGGTGTTTCTCATCATACTGGTATTGTCGAGAACTTCGACTCCACCAAGGTGTACACCATAGAGGGGAATCAGGGTAACGAAGTTTGCAGGAAAACATACTCAAGGAACTACAACAGGATTGCAGGGTACGGACACCCGGAATATGACGATAGCACCCCCGCAAATAATGGGGAGGATGATTCCATAGAGGAGAGAGTGCTGCATATAAATGTTGATTCCAGCAAGTATGATACTGTGAAACTCACTATAATTAAGGAGTGATTATATGGCGTGGCAGGCTGTTCCGGGTAGAGGTTTTCCGTCAGATGAAGACCCAAGGTACATAGCCAATGTTAAAATGATTAACAAATTCTTCAACAAACGTAAGTGGACTTTACAGGCTCAGGCTGGTATGTTGGGGAACTTTGCACATGAGGGCGGTATGAATCCTTGGTCTTGGGAAAACGTTACTGTTAATATGTCCCGTGGTTACGGGTTATATCAGAGAACACCTGCCAGTGCCTACATCGATGATCCAAGATGTAAGGCGTTACCGAGTTACGGGCCGAACACAAGTGTAACCGAAGTTGTTGAAGGGGCTAAACCGGAGGACGGGGAAGCACAGTTAGAAGCATTTGTGAATAAGTGGATGGGATGGGAAGAACCAAGTGGGTGCTGGAGAACCTATTGGGATGAAGAACAGTATCCTGAACTGTTGAAGATAAGGCAGGAGTTACTAACGAAGTACGGCACGGATGGTAAACTTAGCATGGAACAGTTTTCTAAGATTAAGGAAATTGACCTTGCTACATTTGCTTATCTGGCAGCATTTGAAGGGCCAGTGCACCCCAGCTTCGGAATACGGTATCAAAGTGCACTAAAGTTATACCCCCTGTTATCAAAACCTATGCCAGTGTATATGATGTGCGGGAGAAAATTCTAAGGAGTATAGTATGGCAATCAAAAGTAACGAAGATTTAATGAACGGTATCAAGTCTATACTTGGCGATAGAACCGATGAAGCAGCACTCGAATTATTGGAAGATATAGATGATACCTTGAAGGACTATGCTACCAATGCAAACATCGACTGGAAGAACAAGTACGATGAAAATGATGCAGCTTGGAAGCAGAAGTACCGTGACAGGTTCTTTGGAACCGTAGTAGACGATGACGATAAACTCAAAGACGAACCCGAAGAAAAGAAATTAACTTTCGATAGTTTATTTAAGGAGGAATAAAATGCCTAAAAGAATTGCAGTCACTAAACTCAACGCAAGCACGATGGATATTCTTAATACTATCCGTCAGAATGCAAGCTATGAGTATCAGTCTCAGGTTCCGGAAGTAACCAAGGCTTCTGATATCCCCCGTGTGGGTGAAATCCTGTATGGTTATCCTGCTCTGGCTAACCAGTTTATCAATGCCCTTGTTAATCGTATTGCGTTGGTACGGGTAAAGAGCGCAGTATTCAACAACGCATATACGCAGTTAAAGAAGGGCTACCTTGAGTTCGGCGAAACGGTAGAGGAAGTCTTCGTCGAGATTACTAAGGCTAGGGAGTTCAGTGTAGAAAAGGCTGCTGACCGTGAGTTGAAGCGTTCTCTGCCTGATGTGCGTACTGCTTTCCATGCGATGAACTGGCGTGTGCAGTACCCTGTTACCATTCAGGATGAAGACCTGCGTATGGCATTCCTTGATATGCAGGGTGTGCAGGACTTGATTGCCCGTATTGTGGACGCTGTGTACACTGCTGCTGAGTACGATGAGTTCTTGCTGTTCAAGTACCTGATTATCAAAGGCGTTGCCAATGGACAGTTCTATCAGGTTAGTGTAAGTGGCACCGATATGAAGGAAGATGCTGTTAAGTTCCGTGGTAGTTCTAATATGCTTACCTTCATGAGCGACAAGTACAACCTTGCCAAGGTGCATACTGTCACTCCCAAGGCTGACCAGTATATCTTCATGGACGCCATGTATAACGCTTCCTATGATGTGAATGTTCTGGCTTCTGCATTCAATATGGATAAGGCCGACTTCATGGGTAGGCTGATGCTGATTGACGATTTCACTACCTTCGACAATGAGCGGTTCGCTGCTATCACTGCTGGTAGTGACATGATTGACACCGTAACTGCCAATGACCTTAAAGCCATGGACGGTGTAAAAGCTATTCTGGTTGATAAGGAATGGTTCCAGGTGTATGACAATCAGAACAAATTCACCGAGAAGTATGTAGCTTCTGGCGAATACTGGAATTACTTCTACAATGTGTGGAAGACCGTCAGTTCTTCTCCGTTCTCTAATGCTGTTGTGTTTAAGGACGAGAGCAAGATTACCACTAAATCCTTTGACGTGCTGAAACCAGAAGTTATAACTAAGACTGTGTAAGGAGGAGTTATCATGGCTAATAACGCAGGCAGTAAAGTTGTAATATTATCTATTGAATCGCTTTCTGGTGCAAACAGCACAGAGAACAATGCAATGAATGTTGTCGGTGTAGTTGATGGTGCTGTGTTCAATCAGGATGAACTTGTAAGCTCTATGATTGCAGTTAAGAAATACGGAACATATATAGTCCCCGGTAGTGATATTAAAGATGTACCTACTGTTGAATATGCGGGTGATACTTATGTGTTCGGTGTATACACGCTTAGTGCCAGCGCAGCTACTACTTATCGGAAGGGTACTGTAAATGAATTTAAGGGTTTCATTATGGGTGACGAAGGCCCCTCTGGTGGAGGTGTGTATGCTTTCATCAACACCAAGAAGATTACTGGCTAACTTCGTGCCATACCGGGATTGGGGCTTCGGCCCCTTCCCGGAATTTTTAGGAAGGAGGGGGTGCTTATGTATATTGAGCCGTTGACAAATGTGACATTGTGCAGCGGTGTACCACTTGACCCAACATACGAACACACAATATTGTTTGAGAACGTTGGTGCACAGTTGGCTTACTTCTCTGGAAAACAGAAGAAGCAGATTGTTAAGCAAACATATCAAAGGCTTGGGGTAAATCGAATGCGGGTAGAACTTAAAGCTGATGATATATACGATTGCAATTATTTGTTTTATCAAAACGAGAACTTTGGAAATAAATACTTCTATGCGTTTATTACGAACATAGAGTATGTGAATAACATAGTCAGTGAAATAACATATGAGTTAGACATAATGCAAACATGGTTGTTCGATTATACATTGAAACCTTGTTTCGTTGAACGTGAACATTCCGTGTTTGACCTTGAAGGTGCTAATAGAGTGCCAGAATCTTTGGATACAGGAGAGTATGTAGCAGAAGATTTTGAAGGGACAGACATTCTAGGTAACTATGCTATTGTAATAGCGTGTACGTTCGACAGCAGCTATGCAGATGCTTATGGCGGTATGTACGGCGGTGTTTATTCTGGGCTTAATCTTATAGGATATCCGAATACCGTAGCTGGAGCTACTGCAGCTGAGAACTTTATTAAGGGAGCAGGTAGCAAGTCTGACGGAATCTTTGGGGTGTTCCTGATTGACCAAGCAATGGCAAGTAATAAGGGAAGTAGTGCCCCTGTTGCTAAGACAGTATTTAAGCCAAAATTCAAAGACCTTAAACGAGCAGACGGACAGCCAGTACATAACAAAAAACTGCTGGAATATCCGTACAATTATTTGTATGTGACTAATCTTAGCGGAGATTCTAAAATATATAAGTATGAAAACTTTGCTTCTGAAACATGTGGTTTTCAATTAGCAGGGGATTCTACTCTGAACCCCAGTGTCTTCTTATCTCCCATTGACTATGAGATAGGCACAGCAGGTGGTATCAACTATGACCAACGGTTGGTGCTAACAAACTATCCTCATCTTCCTTACGCTACAGACACATTCCGTGCATGGTTAGCACAGGAAGCCACAAACGGTGCTGTCAACGCACTCACCAGTGCAGGTAGCGGATTGGCTACAGCAGGAATAGGAATCGCTACGGCTAATCCTATTATCGCTGCTGCTGGTGCCATGCAATTAGCACATGGCGGTATACAGGCTGCTACTGGAATCATCAACATGGGGGTTAGGTCTATTGGTCAAGTTCTTGCTCCTACAACGCTTGGTATGGCTGATAAGCCAAGCGGGGGAAATTCAGGGGCTGCTACTGCTGCAGCGTTGGGAAAACTTGACTTCTGCTTCATGCGAAAGCACATCAAGCCTGAGTTCGTTTCCATAATCGATGATTACTTTGATATGTTCGGATATGCAACACACAGGGTTAAAGTACCTAACAGAAACAGCAGACCACACTGGAACTATGTTAAAACTATAGGCTGCAATGCGATAGGCTCCGTACCCGCTGATGATATGGCTGCAATTAAAAACATATACGATAAGGGCGTTACATTCTGGAAGAAGGGTAGCGAAGTAGGTGACTATACTTTGGATAACACTGTAGGAGGATAAATGGCTAAGAGAGATGGTAAATTCTGGCAGAGTGCCAGACGCAATAATGCTACATACTTGCAGTATTATATGCACTTAGCAGAACTTGCTATGAGTATGTTCGAGTGGAAGAATCTCCCTCCTACTGTAGATGCAAGATTTCTGGAACTAACTTTGTTTGAAGATGGGCAGATTGTTTTCTTCAAGGATGAAGAACTTGGGTATCTGTGTTTGCAGTGTGCTGTGAATGGCGGATTCAATGTATACAGAATACCGACTAACAGACGTGCATATGCTTCCAATGGATATCAGAAGAATCTTACTGAGAATGACAGTGTTATCATTTACAACAATTTCCTTCGTACTAATAGTATGTTGGATGTGCGAAACTTTGCTGAGCGACTATACAATATTGACAGGGCCATTGATGTAAACATTAACGCACAGAAAACGCCTATTCTGATTAAGTGCGACGAGCAGCAGAGACTTACAATGCTGAATACTTATCAGCAGTATGATGGGAATCAGCCTGTTATTTTTGGTGATAAGGCGTTAAACACCAACGCTTTCCAAGTTCTTAATACGGGTGCTCCTCTGGTGGCTGACAAGTTGTATACCCTAAAAACGCAACTTTGGAACGAGTGCTTGACCTACCTTGGTATCAGTAACATTAACGTGCAGAAGAAAGAACGGCTAATTACTGATGAAGTTACAAGGAATCAGGGTGGCACGATTGCAAGCAGATATGCAAGGCTTGAAGCAAGAAGACAGGCTTGCGACCAGATTAACAGGATGTTCGGGCTTAACGTTGAATGTAACTATCGTGAGGACTACAGAGATATTACCTTGGATGTTGAGTACGGTATTGGCACTGATAGTGAGGGAAGGAGTAACAATGAGTAAGTATACTACAGAGTTACGATACATTTGCGAGATGTATGCTGGCGGTGAGAGTAAGGGATATGGCGATGTAAACAAGGTTATACAAGCTGCTATACCTAAAGTATTTGACTTCGACTTCCCCATATTTGATGAGACTTATAGAAACGTACTCTGTACCAAAATACTCAAGCACTATTATACCAGAGAGATAGCCGCTGAAACAGTGGGGCTTTGGAAGTTGTGGCTTGACGCCAAGATGAATGAGATAATGCCGTACTACAATGAGTTATATTCTGCTCAGCTTACATTGGAAAAACTTGACCCTCTTACAGATACTAAATTAATTACTGAGCATGAAGGAACCAACAAGTCCGTTATGGCAGGTACCAGTAAGGATAAAGGAACCATAACGGGAAGCGACAGCAATAACAGATGGGATATTTATTCTGATACCCCACAGGGCAGCTTGGACAATGTTAAGAATGAAAAGTATCTTACCAATGCCCGTAAGATTACTGACGGTGGAAGCACAAGCAGAAACACAACCAATGCCAATACCAGTAGCGGAACTAATGACACAACCGAAAAGTACATCAAGACTATAACTGGTAAATCGCCCGGTAAATCCTATAGCCAGTTAATGAAGGAATTGCTTGACGTGTTCACAAACATTGACGCAAGAGTAATTAACGACTTGTCTTCACTGTTCTTTAATCTTTGGTAAGGAGGATTAGTAATGGCTTTTGATACCAAACCATTGTACTATGTAGACCCGACTATCAGTCATTGGTGCCATGCAATACTGCCACTAATTTATGACGATAGTCTGAGTTACTATGAGTTCCTGAGCAAGTTTATAAATATGCTACAGGAGATTGCGAAGTCTGTTGATACGCAGAATGATAATATCGCTCAGTTTGAGAAGGATATGCAGTATGCGTTCGACAACTTCCAAGACACACAGGAAGCTAAATATAAGGCATACAAAGAACAAATCGATGCACACATTGCTCAGTTTGAAGCTACTGTAAATGGTGACTTCACTGAGTTCACCAATACCATGACTGCTGCTTTCAATAACTTCAAGGCAGAAGTGGAAGCTACTAACAGCCAGATGTCTGCTAACTATACTGCGTTTACACAGCAGGTGAACCAGACGTTAGCTAACTGGCAGGTAGAAAACAATACTTGGAAGGCTAATACTAAGAAAGAATTGCTAGACAGCTTACAGCCTATTGTGAACGAAGCACTCAACACTTGGGGCGGTGTTAAGAGTGTAAAGTTGTGGGAGAATGCAGACCCGTCTGCTACGTTCGCTGGACAGATTGTTGCTATTAGCAATATAGCCAGCTATACCAGTTTCGTGGTAGAGTTCTTCGTTGACCAGAGTGCGGAGGATATCTCCACTACGGTGGCATTCCCATCTGGCCAGACTGTAGGCAGTGCACAGTTTAATAGCATGTTTTATTCCCGTGCATTCTCTGTTGTTGCTACTGGTATGCAGTTCGGCAATGGGTCATATACTTCTATAGGTGATGGCGCTATCAGTGAGGACAATACTATCATGGTTCCTCTGAGAATCTATGGACAGACTGGCGTTGACCCGGCTGGTTATACCAATGCTAATGGGCAAAGTTTCTAAGGAGGTGATGTAGATGCCTAACGAATATATTACAACGGAAGTTGACCTGAAGAAGGTTGCAAACAGCATTCGTGCTAAAGGTGGGACGAGTGCCCAGCTTGTGTATCCCGATGGCTTTGTTGATGCTGTTAATGCTATTCCTACTGGTGGGAGTGATATCCCTGTTCCTGTTCCCGTGAACATGGGTGGTACTGGTGCGACTGACGCTGCTACTGCAAGAGCGAACTTGGGTATCGGCGGTGTTACTCCTATCGCCAATGGCGGTACTGGGGCTACAACTGCTGCACAGGCAAGGGAGAATCTGGGTGTTACTCCCAGGAATATTGGGGCTGTCCCGGCTGCTAACATTGGCACTCCCGGTGGCGTTGCCGGGTTGGGGCTGAATGGGAGAATACTGCCCCGTGAGTTCTGGGGTTCCGTGACGGAAGTTACTGGGAATACTGAGACGTACACCCTTTCCGATGGAGACGCTAATAAGCTGATAAGGTGCAAGACCAATGCTTCTATAACTGGATTAGTTGTGTCTATTCCTACGGGGCTGGACGGTGACGCTTGGCCTATTGGAACACCTGTCTATATTGAGAGAGCAAACGAAACTGGAGTAGTTATTGTCGGTGCAACTGGTGTTACACTTAATACTCCTAACGGTGCTAAGATTCGACAGGTAAACAACATCGTAACGGTTGTGCGGGTTGCCACTAATACTTGGGTTGTTTACAACAATGACAGTATTGGGCCTAATATTTATTCTGGCACAGTAAGCCCTGATACGATGGCTGCACAGCTTACTACGGGTGACATTTATCTCTACTTCCCGGAGGGCTAATAGATGGGCAAGGTATATAAGATACCTGCCAGCTTTATATGCTCTGTTAGTGGTACTGGAAATGACCTGTCTCAGGACTATGGC